ATTGGAGTAACGAGGCAGAAGGGTTGAAGCACGACCCCCCTTCTCTAAATGAATTTTACAGACAATTTCCAAGAACTGAGTCGCATGCGTTTAGAGATGAAAGCAACGAGTCTATCTTCAATTTAACAAAAATATACGATCAGATTGAGCACAATGAAAGTTTAGGTCCTCATCTAGGGGTAACAAGGGGCAACTTTCATTGGAAGGATGGTAAAAAGGATACTGAAGTTATATGGTCTCCAGATAATAGGAGTGGAAGATTTTATGTTTCTTGGCATCCACCAGATGAATTAAAAAATAACGTAAGAAAGGATGGCGACAAGTATTACCCAGGGAACAAGAACTTAGGAGGTTTTGGATGTGACCCGTATGATATTGCAGGTGTAGTTGGTGGTGGAGGATCTAAGGGTGCTCTACACGGTTTAACCACCTCTAATTTAGACGACAGAGTTCCATCTAATAAGTTTGTTTTGGAATACATATCAAGACCTGCTACTGCTGAGATATTTTTTGAGGATTGCTTAATGGCGATACACTACTTTGGTATGCCAGTATTAGTGGAGAATAACAAAGCTGGATTTCTTAAGCACTTATTAAATAGAGGGTATAGAGCATTCTCCTTAGACAGACCAGACAAGCCAAAAAGTCAATTATCAAAATCTGAAAAAAGAATAGGAGGTATGCCTAATACTTCTGAGGACACAAGGCAATTACACGCTTCGTGTGTTGAGTCTTATATAGAACAGTATGTAGGATATGATGTAATGGAAACTTATAGAGGATCTGAAGAATGTGGAGACATGCCATTTATGAGAACCCTGCGAGATTGGGCGAGTTTTGATCCGTTTAATAGGACAAAGTATGATGCAACCATTAGCTCTGGGTTTGCTATAATTGCGACAAGAAAAGATATTATTAAGCCTCCGAAAGAGTATAACAAAATTTCTGTACCTTTGTACAAGTATGACAATAGGGGGTCACAAAGTAAAATCATAAGCTAATGCCTAAAAAAGAAGAAAGGGTAACACTTGTTCCAAAGACATCCTTCCCTAGCCACACTGCGACAGATGCTGAGAAGGAGTCATTTGAATATGGTTTAGGTGTTGCTAAAGCTATTCAACATGAATGGTTTAGAAGAAGAACAGGGAGCGAAGGTTCTGGTTCACAATCATGTTTATATTATGATCAATGGCAAGAGTATCAAGAGTTAAGACTTTATGCTAGAGGAGATCAACCTTTACATAAATATAAGGAGGCTCTTAAAGTTAATGGAGACAACTCTCATTTAAACTTAGATTGGTCGGCAGTCCCTATTGGAGCTAAATTTACAGATATTCTTGTTAATGGCATGAACGACAGGATGTTCTCCCCTAGAGCTTACTCACAAGATATAACCTCTTCAGAATCAAGAGATCATTATCAAAAGACTATAGAAATGGATATGGTTGCTCAAGACTTCTTGAGACAAACCCAAAACGAGTTTGGTATTGATGCCTACAACGTTAAGCCTGATGATATACCTCAAACAGATGAGGAGCTACAATTGCATATGCAAATCAAGTATAAGCCAGCAATTGAGATAGCAGAGGAGACAGCTATTGAGACTGTCTTTGATATGAATGACTATAAAGACATTAGATATAGAGTTAATCATGACTTAGTTACCCTTGGTAAGGCTATAGTTAAGCATGACTATGTGTATGGTGAAGGTATTAGAATAAAATACGTTGATCCTCAAAAAACCATACACAACTATACAGAGAACCCTCATCATGGTGATGAGATGTTCTATTGGGGGGAGGTTGATACTATTCCAATTACAGAGTTAAAGAAGATTAACCCTAACTTAGAGCCAGAAGATATTGAGGAGATATCTAAACTAAACAATACCTGGAATAGTGAATTTACTGTTAAGAAAGCCTATAGAGACAGTCTTTTTCAACAAGATGTTGCAACTGTTCTTTATTTCAATTACAAGACAGATAAAAAGGTCGTAGCAAAAATTAAGCATAATGATCTTAATGGTGAAAAAGCCATAATGAGAGACGACTCATTTAACCCACCAGAAGATGCTGAAGGATTTGAGAGAGTAGAAAAGACAATTGATGTATGGTATAAAGGTGTTCTTGTATTAGGTACAGATAAGCTACTACAGTGGGAGTTGATGTCAGACATGGTTAGACCTGACTCTGCTTTCCAAAGAGCACCATCTAACTACGTATGTATAGCTCCAAAGATGCAGGGTGGTCACTACGACAAAACTACATCTATGGTAAAAAGAATGAAGCCCTTCATTGACCAGATACAGTTGGCTCACTTAAAGATACAGCAGGTTTCTCAAAAATTATTACCTGATGGCGTGTTTATTGATGCGGATGGGTTTTCTGGTATTGATCTTGGTGATGGAGGTATTTACAGCCCATCAAAAGCACTAGAACTATTTTGGTCTACAGGTAGTGTTGTTGGTAGGAGTTATACTGAAGAAGGTGAGTTTAATAATGCTAGAGTCCCTATACAAGAACTAAATCATAGTGGAGGAGCTAATAAGTTATCAGCTTTATTTGAACTTTATAACCAAAACGTCAACATGATTAGAGACGTAACTGGTATTAACCAGGCTAAAGATGCGTCTACTCCAGATCCAAAATCATTAGTTGGAGTGCAGAAATTAGCAGCGTTAAACTCAAACACGGCAACAAGGCATATACTAGATGCTAGTATGTTTATAACAAGAAAGCTTGCAGAAGGTATATCGCTAAGGATTGCTGATGTTCTTAAGTTTTCAGATGAACGTGAAGAGTTTGCTAATCAAATAGGAAGATATAATGTATCTACTATAGAAAGTATAATGGATTTACCATTACATTCTTTCGGTATTTTTATTGAGGTATCACCTGACGCAGAAGAAGAGAGTTCACTTGAGAATAATATTCAAATAGCTTTATCAGATAGGGGTATTGAACTTGAGGATGCTATTGAGATTAGACAGATAAGAAATATTAAGACAGCTCTTGAGGTACTTAAACTTAGGAAGAGGATAAAGCGTCAAAGAGACCAAGAGGATAAGTTCCTTGAAATGCAAGCTCAAACTCAGGCGAACATTCAGTCGTCTCAAGCAGCAGCAGAGGCAAAGATGCAACAGTTACAAGCTGAAGCACAGTCTAAGATACAGCAAGAACAGGCTAAGACGCAAGGAGCGATGCAGGTTTTATCGCATGAAGCACAGCTGAAGAGTGAGTTAATGCAACAAGAGTTTGATTATAATATTCAGTTGGCGCAAGCACAAAACAACACGCTAACTAGAAGAGATGAGTTGAAGGAGGACAGGAAGGATAAGCGTATAAAAATGCAGTCCGAAGCTTCTTCAATTATAGCTCATCAAAAAGACACTGGAGGACTTCCGACTAAGTTTGAATCAAACGAAGACACAATGGATGGCTTTGATTTCACCAGCTAGTTGAAAGTTTTTGAGTATATTTGCGTAACTAATAAAATAAAATATAATGGGAAAAGATGATATTGTCAGCGTAAAGGCTGTTGAAATAGGAGAAGATGGGAAACCAGTTCCAGTTGAAACAGAGCCTACAAATGAGGTAGAGGCTACAAATGAGGTAGAGCCTACAAATGAGGTAGAGCCTACAAATGAGGTAGAGTCTACAAATGAGGTAGAGTCTACAAATGAGGTAGAGCCTACAAATGAGGTAGAGCCTCAGCTGACAAACGAAAGCGTTCTTTCATATATTAAGCAACAAACTGGTAGGGAGGATATTAATTCTCTTGAAGATTTAGTGCAGAATGGTAATCAGGAAATGCCTGAGATGGTAGCTAAATTTAATAAGTTCCATCAAGAGACAGGTAGAGGTATGGATGACTTTGTTAAGATTAACAGAGACCCAGACAATGAGGACCCAGATGCACTTATCTATGAATTAATCGCTTCAGAAAATCCAGAGTTTGATGCTAATGACGTTGCGTTCGAGATGAAGCGACTATTTAGCTACGACGAGGATATTGATGAGGATGATGAAATTCATGCGAAAAAGATCAACAAGAAGAGGTATCTAACCAAAGCAAAGAAGCATGTAGACGAATTAAAGGAAAAATATGGAGCACCGCTTGAGTCAAGGGATGGCTTCCTTTCCGAAGAGGAACGACAAGAATTTGCACAATACCAGCAACAAAAGCAAGCTAAAGTTCAGCAAGATGAGGATTATCAGCAAAAGAGAGGTAACTTTGAATTAAAGACAAAGAATCTTTTCTCTGATAAGACAGGATTTGAATTTACAGTTGCGGATGGTAAGGAAAAAATCACTTACAATTTAAAAGATCCGAAATCTGTAATGGAGAACCAATGGAACTTCAGTAACTTGACTAAATCATTCTTTAATGAGAATACGGGTGAGATTAAGGATATCAACGAGTATCACAAATCTTTTTACTCTGCTCAAAATGTAA